AGTGGTTGATTTTTTGAGTGTTTTTTTGGATAACAATTTTGGGTTTACATCAGCGACAATTTTGTCCAAACCCAAATGTAAAATACCAATTCGCCTTTGTTCAAGGTTGTTTAATCGTGCAATCTCATTGAAAGATAAAGGAATAATATCATTCCAAAAATCTTCAAGTTGTTCCATTGGACAATCTTCTTTGTGTTTCAGTTTGAGAACACGACACCCCAAGTCAAAGGGGAACTCTACATTGTTGATTACTAATTTCATATTGTTTCGTTTTTGATAGTGCAAATATAAGTATGATAAATTTAATGTGCAAGTATTCACATAAAATTATTTCAAAAACTTTCTTTCCTCTGGCGATCGGGTTAAAAAGAAAAGGGGACTTTCGCCCCCTTTTATCTTGTTTAGAACTTTTAGTTATTCCAACAAGCGTTGAAAAATTCAAGGTAATCTTCTTTGCGACCATAGGTTTTGCCGTCAAAGTTGCGTTTCTTCATACCCTTTTTGATACAAGTAATAAACTTGTTTTGGTTCTTGTAGTATTTTTCAACCCCCAAGTTACCCATAAAGTCAATCAACCCTGTTGTTGCGTATTGGCTACGAACAAACCCTGTGGAATTGTAGAAGAAATCAATGGCGTTAATACGCTTAATGGCTTCTTGCATATCAACCACTTTGAACTCTCCACTTGCGATTTGTTTTTTCGCCAACGCACTCGTTGAATTTGTGAGCAAAGCACCAATGGTTGTGTAGGTAAGTGAGAAATCCTTTGTCAGTTGTTGAAGAACTTTAATGTCCTTATTAAAGTTTGCCCAACCATCAACAAAGTTTTTGATACCCCAATTACGAGAAGTGCTGTTTAACTTTGTTACAATAGTCAATGCTTCTCTTTCATCTTTCGCTTCAATAAGTTTACAACGAAGTGGTAATTCAGCAGTTTTGAGATATGCTTTCAAATGCTGTCCGTCTGCAACAAAGTATTCATAGTTAATTTTAACTACAACGATGTCACGAAGAACATAACCAAGTTGAACAACACTTAAACCCATTTGTTGAACATGAGGTGCTGATACATTTCTGTTACATTTCAGCAGTTTCAACAACTCATAGTTTGTTGTTTCAACAATAGCGGGGTAACCGATAAGATTACCATTCACATCATACTCAGCAGTTGCTTTGAGTAAGGTTTTGAACTCAAAATTCCTTGAATTTTTGCGTCCGATTTTCTCTGTTTTTTTCATAAAGAATTATTTTTGTTTTTGATGATGCAAATATGAATGTATTTTTTTTAACCTGCAAATTTTATTACAAAAAAATTTAAAAAAACTTTTCAAACCTGGTGGATCCCCACAAAAAGAAAGGGGCAATGTTTCCACCGCCCCCTATTGTTGTAATCAAAAAACGCAACAATATATTATTCTGTAAGGTCAAAAACGAACTCGGTATATCCTTTCGGTATTCTGTTTCCCACCGAAATTGAATGACGGGCCCAAACTCCAACCTGTCCTCTTTCATTCCCTCTAAAATCTCCACCGCCTCGCCCGTTGCCCTCGCAAGTTAGCAAAGGTAAAGGGTGAATTGTAAACGGCCACTTTTTCCCGTTCTTATCTTCCCAATAATCGGTAACGGGTACTTTTGTTTTATCAACATACTGCTTTTTGGTATGGTTGATAATGTACTGATACCTTGAACGATTAACACGGGTAGGTGCGAGCTCGTTATCATCATCGCAAAGGTCGTAAAGATTAACCTCTCTAACTTTCCCCTCTTCGTCTTGGTGAGTTAAACCTTTTTCCCCGTCTGCATAATCACCAGCCCAAACTACACGGGCTTTGTTAAACTTTCCTCTCGGTGATAACAACTTTTCAAAAGTGTTCACAAAATCGTTACGCATCCACGAGTGCTCCATAAGTTTGAGCCCGTTGTTGTACTTGTGTGAATACATCCACCCTAAGACCGTTTCTTTTTCATCATCGCCCGTCTTTTCAGCGAGAATACAAGGTTTGTAATACTGTCCCATATCTGTTTTGATTTATGAATACAAAGGTAAGTGTAATTTTTTTAATGTGCAAATTTTAATTCAATAATTTTATCCAACCTTGTGAGTGTGCTTCATTTATAAGATACTCATCACTAACACTATTATAGTTCTCATCACCTTGGGAACGCAAAAACTCTACCATTGCTTCATCACCTTTGTAGGTGACCCCTGTGTTATTGTCTATCCAAATGTTCATCATTGCCACCCTTGTTTTATAATAACATTTTTTCTACCCTGTTTAATCCAGTGTTCAAACCATTCGCCCCATTCACCTCTCCTGTGTCGGTAAACGCAAATGTATTCATCAAAACTATCGTTCATAAATGCATTCATACGCTTCTTAACTTCTGCGTATGTATTCACCCTCAAAGAAACATCTTTTCCTTGTTGGTTTCTATAACTCACCGAAGGTTTAAATGCTTTTGCCATAGTTATACTTCGTTTGATTGGTTTCTATAATACTCCGCAATGTTGATAACCTCATCAACCAATTGCTCATCGGACATCTTCGCATACTTAACCATATCTTGCGGTGTTTCGATTTCATCCCCCGCCATATCCACAATGGCGTCTATTAGTTTTTCTCTCATTGTTTGTTTCATAGTGCAAAGATAAATGAAATAAATTTAATGTGCAAATTTTAAGATAAAAAAAAGGGATAATTTCTTATCCCCTTTGTATTCAATCGTTACGGATTAATAAGCGTATTCAACTTCCCAACCCGCATTTGTTTTCTTCTTCTGCAAGAAAGGTTTAAGGTCTTTAATGAACTTCTTTTCCGCCTCGCTATCAAAGAATGAACCCAAAGCACTCTTAACCACTTCAAGTATCGGTGTGTTGGTTGTTGTATCAGCGAATGTGCAATACAAATCAGCACTCCAATCTTTTGGTATTGAGCCGTGTTCTTGGTGTGATACCTTTGCTCTCTTCAAACCTCTCTCAATACGAACAATCGGTGTTTCGTAAATGTCGGTCATATCATCGTACCAATCAATTTCGCTGAATGATACTGACATTGACAACAACTTTTTGGTCTTGATTGACTTCCAAAAGTTTTCAACTTCCTCAGCAATTCGTTTCTCGTTCACATACAACTGCGACTTGCGTGATGAACCCGAATAGTCCGAACTGATACATAAACGGATTTTGTTTTCATTCAATCGGTTCACGCTAACCGAAAGCGACTCCTTGGTAAAAAGATTTTTTATCATATCTTGTTTTGTTTTTGTTGATGCAAAGATAAGTACAATAAATTTAATGTGCAAATAAAAAGGGGAATTTCTTCCCCTTTCTTTTCAATGTTTTATTACTCAACCACTTCTTCTTCTTGGTTTGTTTCAATGTTGCTGAACAACTCTCCGATGTCGTGTGTGATTGCATTCACATAATGCGATGCATCAAAATCAGCATCATCAATTTCAATCTCGTTTCCGTTGGTAATTCGGAATGTAGTGTGGTATCTACTGATTTCAATGTCGCTTGGGTCTGCTTCCTCAACGATCGCGATAACTCTTTCGCGTAACTCGTTAAGGTCTACCGAACTTTCACCCTCAACCTTGTTAATAAGATTGATGACATCTTCCTTTGTGAACATTGAACCTGCGGACTCGTTCACTAACTGAATAACTTCATTTTTTTTCATATGACTATCTGTTTTTGATTATGTTACAAAGATAAGTGGAATAAATTTAATGTGCAAATTTTAACCCAAAAACTTTGGGTTTAATTTGAACTCTAACTTGTATGTAGGGTTATAGCGACCACCCGAACAAAAACCGCAAGAAGATGTATTGCGTGTTGCTCTATGTTTCTTATGAGTATGACCACAACCCGAACAAACTGCAATATAGCGTGATTCGGGCGTTGTAACACTCTTACCACTATAACATCTATCGCCTGAGCAACCAATTTCTTGTGCTTTGGCTTTCCATACCCAATCGTGGTGATGACCTGGTGTGAGGGCGTGTGCAATCTCGTGTAGGATTGTGTTTCTAACTTCTTTTTCATCGTTCAAATGTGTTAAATACTTTGATAATGTAATTACCTTTGCTCGGTACTTACAACAACCAAATCTGCGTCTTGCGTTGTCAAAGGTGAAACGCCAACCTTGTTGTTTGATACCATGCTTTTGCATGAGTTCGTTTGCGAGTGTTTGTGCTTTG